AAATAACTGGCACTAGTGGTTCAACTGGTAATAAATTTACGAACTATACAAATGTGCACGTCGAAGGCTCAAACACACAAACAGATATTACGATTAGAGCAGAGTTATTTAATGAAACTGCAGGCACAGCCTATGATGATTCGCATCGTGGACCAGATGTAGATAACGTTACACTAGATATAACATATCAAAATGTGCCTCCTATTAATCAAGATGCGCAAGAAGCCATAGATGATATAGAAAATAACATACCTGTTATACCAGAAGATATTTTTGAAGAACCTGATTTTTCTATACCAGAAGATATTTACACAGAAGTATGGGATGAAGTTTATATTG